CGGCACTCCTTTTCTCCAGCAGCTCCTGGGCTCGTACCTCAACGGCCCACCAAACCAATGCATTCTTGAACTGAGCACGAGACGAGGCATCCTTCACGATAGCCCCTAAAAAGTGACCAGTCTTCTGCCCAGCGTCAGCTGCGTAATCCCCAATCATTAGCCAAATCTCCAGATGGAATGTATTATAAAAATCCGAGGTCTCACGATAGTAGACTAGTCCTGGCACGCCACCGGCGCAGCCGTGTTTAGCTATATCTTTGATGAGGAACTGATCATCCTTCTCACCGAGCTGCAACCAGTGCGAAATGTGCTTTGCCTCTTCAGGCTTCACGGCATCGGCATCGAAGTTACGCTGCAGGTGGTCATCAATGTGATGTTGAATGGTTTCAAAATCATTGAGTTGTTCGAGCGAGAAGTAAACCTCGTCCGGGAGATCCTGCCATTTTTTACACCATCTATGTTTGTCGAGCAATTGTTTTTGCTTTGTCATTAAATGTCTAGCCATCTTTTACCTCCGACTCTTTCCATGTATTTCCATTGGCAATGCATTTGGATCCGGTGCCACCGGTTAACGCATAAACCTTACCAGCTTGTGGTATGTTGTTAGCTTCCGCAATATCATTATGTGGTACCGTTTCCTGAATGGCTTCATCTAACTCTTTTTGATATTCTTTATTCTTCATCTTTTCCTCCTTTTGTTAGTTAAGCCTGCACCACCCTTTCGTTTGTTACATAGGCGACTTGTTAATGTGCCAGCGTTACAGGCCAGACATTACATAAGACACGATAAGATAAATGTCAAGTCCTTTTTTTGAATTCTTTTTTCCAGCAGCTCTGGAGACCCTAATGGTCATCATTACCACCAGTGCCCGGAGATCCCAGTCTTAAACGAGATACAAAACCTTTCTTTTTCCTTACCAAAAACGAGAGCGAAGAGAAGGTACTGTGCTTCAGGGGGGGAAGGAAGCTGCAGTACGCTGCAGACCCCAGTGCTATCCTTATAAACGAGAACGAGATGATTTCCTTTTGAAACGAGAACGAGGATCGAGGCGCACCTTCGTTTAACCTAGTGGCTCGCCTCTAACCTCACCTAATGAAGCTAATGAAGAAGATCCCTGTTTTATAGTTAACTACTCTTCCCTTCAGTTCGTTCCACGTTGCGTCCAAAGTCTGGTTCCTAGGGACTTTGCGATCCCGTGGCTACATCTTGGTTTCCATATATCATTTTCCAATGGACCAGCCACAACGAGGCATTGTCTATATAAGATATCATGGGAGATTTGTCAATAGCTAAAACGACAGCCTCACGCTGCCCCATTCGTGTCGTCACCTGCCCCCGTTAAACTAACAAAGAGGGAAATAAAACGAGGGCGGGAAACGACACGAGCTTCAGGATCCAGACCCAGCTGCTGAAGACGACCTGGATGGTCCGGTCTTCTTTAACGAGCGAGGTTTGTCAACGAGAAATGCCAACGAGAACGAGATCACGCTGCCTCCTGGAGGGAGCTCACCAGTGCTTCCTGGATCGCCGGCCATTTAAAAGGAACCGAGAACTCAAACCGAGGTTTCAGTTCCCGAGGTTCGGTGAACCGGGACACCGGTCTGTACAGTCTAAGAGACCTCTTCGAGAGGGTCTCTTTCAAGATAAATACTTTACCACCAGCTTTAATATATTTATTTATCCATACTATCTGCCACTTATTTAGTTTGGGATAATTGAGTTGATCTGATTTTAATTCTATCCAAAAAACACCTTGTTTATGTACTCCATGAATATCAGGTACACCATTGATTGTGCTAGTTTCTATGCGGGTTAAGTAACAATCAGTCAGTCCTTTTTTAGTTCTTTGCCACAATAAACTCTCTTGGTTTATACTACGTGGCATTAGATCAGTTTTTGAATTTTTTTAATCACGTTGTTGGGAATAATAGTACTATTTCCTATTTCGTCAATCTCTCCTTCTTTATTCTCGGAGTAGTCTCCAAACAACCTAGTAACACCATTTTTTTGAGTTAGTAAATGCCCTTTAGTCACACAATTAGGTAGTTGTGCTTTATTTAAAGTATCTATACTTTGCCACGCTGAATCACTACAAATATCAACCCATGTAACCTCTACCAAAGGAAATCTATCCTTCCAATGTTTGGCCTTTTTATTAATTACAATTTTTTTCTTATGTCTCATCAATATCTACCTTCACCATTCCTACGGAGGTAAACATAGTTGAGTTGTGGACACTGTTGAATACTTTTATCCACTCAGACCAACTAACTGTTTTTAATTTCTTTAATGTCTGTGGGCTCAGCTTGGATCGTTTTGGCATTATGCCCATCGATCTTCTGCGATAGCTCTTGTAACTTGTTTTCAAGTTCTTCACGTGACATACCCTCCAGTCCGGTTACTCTAACTTCTTTTCTATCAATAAAAGAACCCGCTAATTGACCTGATCTATATTCAGCATTAATAGCAGCAGCAAATTGCTCCTTATTCTCAGCTTTATCAGCAAGTCTTTCAAATCGTTTAAACCGTCTGAGGTTATCTCCCTCATACATTTTTATTTCTTTTTCAAATCGTTTATCAAAATATTTTGCAACGTGTGGATTTAATCTTCTGGATAATAATCTAGAAGCGATTGCACTATAGTCATTCTCATTTTTACAAACATATCCAGCACGTTTTAAAGCTTCCGCTTGAGTAATGCTTCCCCAGTCTTTTACGTAAATTTCCACAAACATTCTTTGTTTGGGAGTTAAATCATCTACTGTTCTTAATTCTTTTTTCTTTAGACCCATAGCTGTATCCTATTATGAATGAAATTGATATTATAGATGTAATTGCCACCAAATGCCAAACCCAAAACATTATCTTAATTTTGCCAAATCTCTTTTTGTTAAATGTCTACCACCATGTACTTTGATACCATGTTTAATATCAAGTTTTGCATCTTTTCTTTTACCAGCACCTCGTACACCAGATTTCATAATTTCAATAATACTTCTACCACCAGCTTTTCTATAAGCCTTATAACTTTCTTTAATACCTTTGGTTAACAAACCACCTAACAACATTTTTTTATACATAACTACCTTTTTTATATCCGAATTTTTTAAACCTAATTCTCTTATAACCTTTCTCAGCAGCTACTGCCATTTCTTTTTTCATTTGCTTTCTAGCTTTAAATGTCATTGCAGGAATTTGCATAGTCTTACCTGCTCTGTCGGATGCCCAACCTTTACCATAAATAACAGGACCTTTATGTTTAGTTTTAGCTCGCTTATCTCTTTCAATTTTAAGTAAGATTCTACGTCTTAAACCTGGTTTAGCTTTTATGTCAGCTTTAGCAGTAAATTTAGTTCCTCTTATTTTTCTTTTTACATCAGCTTTCTTAAGTTGATATGGAACAGTTGGAATAGCCCCTTTTGTTTTTTTGGTGTGCCTCACCTCAGATTTATGTTTTTTATATAGTTTTCTAAACTGCTCTTTAGCGGTCTTAAATATCAGTTTGGACATTTCTAATTTTTTCATCATAGTTTTTTTATTATATAGATTATTTCATCACAAAGTAACTACCTGAAATTGTTTTGATTGCGTTCCCGCAAGAGTGGTGTCCCTAGGGACACCACGGGGACACCACAGGGACACCATTAAAATTGATTAAAAGCATTGATATTATTGATTAATAGTGTATCAGGGACACCAGGGACACCTGTTTGACCCCCTGGGGTACTTTTTATTAGTCAGGTGTCTAGAATATCTATATAGTAAAATTTATGGAAATACTTGGATACACTCAGGAGGACAATTTTTTAGACAAAAGAATCTTTGATGTGGTGGTTGAAGACCTAGAAGGTGCTCATTTTCTGTGGTTTTTTAACCAATATATAAATTACAATAAACATGGTGATCCCAAATGGGATGATCATATTTTAGAATCATTCCAATTTACACATGTATTCAAAACCTACGATGATAAAGAAATAGCGTCTAGATATTTTGATATTGTTAAGCCAATTTTGCAAAAATTAAATGTCAAACTATTATATAGATTAAAGCTTAATATGACTACTGGTTCAGCTAAATTACATGAATCAGATCTACATGTTGATGTCCCAGATGACTGCAAAACCTCAGCTTTTTATATAAATACCAATAATGGGTATACAAAATTTGAAGATGGCACAAAAATATACTCAAAAGCCAATAGATTAATTACCTTCAACTCTCAGATGAAACATTGTGGCACAAATACCACAGACAGTAAATGTAGGATAGTCCTAAACATCAACTATACAAATTAATTGTCCGGTATCCGGTGTTGTGATATACTTATTATGTGTTAATTGGCACTTACTTAAAAGTATCGGAACCTTTGGGGGTTTTTAGTCATCAAAGCTCTTTAGAACTTCCCCCAAGGGTCCCTTACATTAAAAAAAGATTGCACCGGTTTATTAGATTAACATTCAGGCCACCATGACTACCAAACCACGAAAAAAACCTATCCTAGCAAACCACTCCACAATTAAAAAAAGAATCAACCACTGCCGTACTTGTCCATTTTATAAAATAGGTCTATGCCTTAAATGTGGATGTGTAATGCGTTTAAAAGTAAGATTAGAAAGATCTTACTGTCCCGTTAGAAAATGGTAACTATTTTTTTATTCTACAAATTTTAATCATAATGTTTCTTCTCTCAACAGAAGTTTTAGCAGCTCTATAATTTTTATATAAATTTCTATATTCTATCCACGCCTCCTGGAGTCGAGTAAATTTAATTTTACCTTCAGCTAATAATTTTTTATATTTTTCATTTATAATTTCTGGATCAAAACCTGCATACCAACAAATATCATTAAAGCGATTATTTTTATTTAAAAACCAATCATGAGCATCTTTTTTAAGATAAGAATCTTGCTTATTCCCATGAGTCGTCAAAACATCTTCAAACGCCTGTAGGACTATAGCCTGAAATAATTTCTGTTCAGGTGATTTATCTTCTTTTAAAATTTGAGCAGACATGCTAGTGCCCAAAATTTTTAATAAGTTCGGCGTATAACTCACGAAACCTCCTTTGAACAAGTGCTGGAGATTTCTTTTCTACGCTAATATAATAATCTTCAAGAACTTCAGAGATAAAGCCTACTCTAGCGTGGCCATCCAAAGTTTTGCAAAAATTAATTGAGGCTCTTATATAAGTTTTATCAAATAAATCCATCAGCATAGCCAAGATGTGGGAAAAGATATAGATGTGGAATTACACCTTGGCTACACATTTTAGACAACCAGTCTTAAACCTTTAGCCGAAGCGGCCTTTTTTCTACCTGATTGCCAACATTTCTCGATTTTATCAAGAAATGCTAAACTAAAATTTCCTAAGCCAAAGTCATTTCCACAGTACAACTGAAACATTAAACTGGTCATCTCGTCATAAGTTTGCTTATTCGGACACAACATTACAAGCTTTTGTAGTGCTTGTTCTAATGCTTCTGGGCTACCTTTTGTAGCTTTTTTACCCACTAAATCTCCTTTTTAAAAGTTAATTTTAGTGTTCGTTGTTAATTGGAAATAAGGTGTTTTGAAAGCCTCACCTTTTCATTTTAGGCTTAGGAATACGTATGTATTGTGAATATAAAAATATTTGATCTATGTCAAATATTATATTGCAAGAAAAAAAGGGCCAGTCTCCCGGCCCTTCTCAACCCCAGATTAAAGGTTAACCATCCAACCTGCAGGTCTACTTACCATTCAAGAGCTTCTTACCTTGAGATAGCAAATTCTCTTTCATTGATTGATAACTCTTACCCTCTTTTTTAGCTATCTTCTTTACTTCTTCATCAACTAATTTAGCGATCATACTTCCAGGTCTTCTAAAACCTGCCTTTCCCATCGCTCTTATTAGAATGTATGATTCAATATCAACCGCACAAGATTTCCATTTAGTGATATCCATTGTGTCTCCTTATTCTTCGGTATATTGTCTAGTATCAAAGAAATCAAGAAGATTAATTCTTCTATTGGGCTTTAAACCAGAGTTATATATTTTCTGAAAAATTTGAATATAATCACGTGCTGATGTTCCAGTCATCAACCATGCTGATTTAGTTTTAATAGCATTTTTAAATCTATCGTAACTAAACTCCGGGTGTCTATCTGCTATAATATAAGCAGTTACCATTTGTCTCTTAACTCTTCTATTAGTATTATCCATACCAAGAAGATATTTTTTAAGAGCCATTAATTGATCACCTATTCTATCACAATGTGTAATTCCACCTGCAGGAATTTTAAATTCCCCTTGTTTGAATTGATCGTGAATCGTTCTCCATTTTGAGGTTATCTTCAACAATAAAATTATTGTTTCAGACACAGGTAGACCATACTGTTGCATTTTAGATTTACAAATTTTGTAATCCATTTTGCCTCTAGAACAGTGGTGATGTAAAAAATGTTCCATCGACCAATTTTTTCTACCTTGGTTAAGTCTTGCTACATCAAGCGGATCATCAGAATTAATTATGATGTAAGGAACAAGTAAACCTAATTCCTTTCTCGCTTGTAATGTATGTTGACCATCCACTACCTCTTTATTTTGATTTACACGTATAGGATCCATTAGATCTTTA